ACACCAGCCCCCCGCTTCTTGGGGTGGCAGAGGTGTTCGTGGGTCATCGCCGCCACAAGTCTATCCCAAGCGTCGAGGGCAAAGCCGTCATCGCCACGAAGAGAAGTGAGGACGAAGCCCAAGGTGAGGTCCACCAGTGCGCCCATAGAGAGCTTATCGACCTGCTGGCTTGGCCAAATGCCAAAGCTATTGCGGAATGCGTCCCTCGTGTCCCTGCCAACGTGGTCGGTTATGATCTGCCGCAGCAGCTTGCGAAGCGTTGTCCTGTTGGCGTTCGTCGTGTGCAGTGCGGCGTCGTGCAGTGGGGCGATCATAGCCTTGGCCGCGCCAGTGTGTAGGCGTGCTAATTGAGCAGGCATAACCTGTTCCTTTCATGTTGATGTTGATGGTGGTTTGGGCCTGAATAGGCTGGCCCTTGTTCCCCCCTAATCCCCCTTTGGGGGATTTGCGCGGGAGGGTCAGTGTAAAGCGTCGCTCGTGATGATCTCGCAGTCGCATGACGATCCGAGAAGCAGCATCAGCACGTTCAGGCGCAGCTCTTCGCTCATGTTGTAAGCGTTGAAGATGCCATTCACGAAGCAGGCGAGGTCTTCGCCTGTCATCTCGTCTGGCAGCTCACCAATCGCGAGCGTGAAGCTCGCAGCCGATTGAAGCGATGGCTTGATTGTGACGGTCATGCTGCCTCCTGTTCGCGCTCTGACTTGAGCGTCTTGATGCGAAAGAACCCGTCGTAGTCGGGGTTGAGCGCCATGAAGAGGCGGGCGTAGTAAGCGATGAAGTCGTTGCTCACCTTGAAGTCTTCGCCCATCGTCACGACGCTGGTCTCCCAGCGAATGCGGTTCACGATGAGCCATGCGCTCAGGTGTCTGTGGCCCAACTCGATGGCCTCTCGTGTGAACTTGTCGAACAGTTCGTAAACGCGGGGGTTTTCCTTGTGCCACGCCCACCAGCGCTGCTTTGTGTCTTCACATTGTGTATCCATAGGTTGCTCCTTCCTTGGATGTGGTTGATGTGTCACGGATGTTAGACGGGCATGTTTCAGCCGTCAACGAGTTAGAGGCAATCACTGCACCAGATGTCCCCGAACGCAGTGGTCTCATACTCCAGAGTGCTGGCCCCGCACTTGTCACACTCGACGCATTGGCAGCCAGCGCAGAGGTATCCTGATACCTCACCGTTGTCAGACGGTATGCGGTCCACGAAGTTGCCGTGGCCGAACGACGTGTCGCACCCGCATTCGGTGCAGGCGTTGCCGATGTCCTTGCTCATGACACCACCTCGTCATCACCCACGACCAAGTGAACCTCGTGGCCCAAGTGCCAGTCGCCACTGAACAAGCCGCCATCCTCCACGAACTCGCCACCATCCACGTTCTCCTTGATCCATTGCCTGCGCTCGTCTTCGGGGATGTCATCTGGTATGTCTCCCTCCCACGTCAGGTATGTTTCCATCGTTGCGCTGATCCATACTCTAGGCATCCTCTTCCTCCTCTGCGGGTTCAAACTCGACCTCGATGCTGTAGCTAAAGCTCCCAACGTCCTCGTGTCCCATCTCGGCCAGCTTCTCGGCGATCATCTCGCAAAGCCATGCGGCCTCGCTCCGTGAGTAGTTTTCCAGTGTTACGTTCATGATGTTTCCTTTCATGTTATGCGACTTCGCCACGAAGCCACTTGATGTCAGAGAGGAGGTCGCCCCGTTCTTTGACGAGGCGCTCCGAGAGCTGCGTTAGACGCGCCAGCTCGTTGCGCTGAACCGCCGCCTTGGATTGCAGCGATGAAACTTGCCGTTGCAGTTGTGTGATCTTGAGTTCCGCATCGGCAAGCCGCTTGGTCACGCGGTTAAATTGCGCCATGTCGTTCATGTCTTTCCTTCCTTGTGAGACATCACTGCGCCCACGGAACCATGACGCATTCGCCACGCTCGTAGACCCCAGTAGAGGTTTGGAATGTCTCGCCACAGCCAGCCATCCAGTTGATGAGAACCCATGCCGTCAGCGACGACATGAGCATCACCGTGGCCGCCCTCATGGCAGCCAAAGCGATTGTTTCGAGGACTGTCTCGCCACGAATGCGGCGACGACGGCGTGCAGCGCGAGACTCGGTGTTTGCCCAGCTTGTCATGCTCTCAGCCCTCCACTGTCACGGTTACGAAAGCGAACAGGCCGATGTCGTCCATCGTGTCGCGAAGCTCGCGGCGACCGTTCGGCAGCATGACCCACGCGCAGTCGTCGACGCTGTCGCAAATCAACATCGCGTCGTCATCGTCGTAGCCATGAAAGGAAAGAGCGCCACGAAGGGCGCTCTTGGCATTGGGGTGAAGTGGGCGCTCTTCGCGCCGTGTGATTGTAACGGACATGGTAAAAACTCCTGATGCGTTGCGATTAGCGAGCCGAGAGCTGCGCTGTGAGGAACTCGATCTGAGCCATGAGGTCAGCCTTGGTCATGCGAGACGCGGGCTTCGTGACAGGGGCAGCCTTCGGCTGTGGCTCAGGGGAGACCGAGAACGTCGCAAGGAACCCTTCGAGGTTCGCAATCGCGGAGGTGGTCATCTTGACGCGGGCGGACTTGGCCGTTTGGCCAGCGTCGATGTAATTGGCGAGACGTTCCCGAAGGGAAGACGCGACGCGATTTCCGAACTCCGTAAAGGCCGTAGGGTCTTTGCAGTCGTTGCCGTAGGCAATCACGGCATCAACGGCAGCTTTGCTGCCAATGCCCATGATGGGGTTGCCGTGCTTGCGTGTGGTGTTGGTGAACAGGTCTTTGATTGTGATAGTGGTCATAGTGATATTCCTTCTGAGAGGTTAGGTTAAACCGATCAGCGACTGCCGCTGTCGGCCCATCCTGTTCCCCCCCAGCCCCCCTTTGGGGGGCGGACGACTCACATCTCAAACCTTTGGTATGACTTATGGGGTGTCTAAATACCCTGATGTTACGTCAACTTGTGAGGGACTTCTCAAAACAACCCTTCAACAACAGACCAACAACACCAGTAAGACACCGTAGTTAGGGGTTACAACCTCAACAATAACAAGAACTTAGGTAGGGATTTGTCAGTTTCGCGACGAAAAACATCACCGAAGGTGGTCTTATGGGGGGGGATACCCCCCCATCCCGCCGTCGGTCTGCTGGTAGCCGTCACCCTGCCAACCGAAATTTCGCACCAAAATTTGAAATCACTGTCAGTAATGGGTGACTAATGGCCGACTACCGAAAAACTCCAAGCAAGACGAAGGGTGGAACTGGCGGGCTTCCAGCCGTAACTCCAGTCGAAGTCGACCGAGTGCGCCGATCCGTTCTCGATGTAGTCAGAAAAAACATCTACCAAGTCCGCGAGGTCTTGGACGGAAACCGCAACTGGTCAAACCAGCAGGTTCGCCTATTCGGCATGATGTTGAACAAGGTCATGCCCGACCTTCACCACTCCTTCAACGAACACACAATTGAAAACAAGTCCGAGAACGAACTCACCTACGACGAGCTTCAGGCCATCGCGGCCCAGGCTCTTCGCGAGGGGGAAGCCGAGGACGCAGAGGAGGTCCAAGATGAGTCTGACACCAGCACAAGCAGCTAAGCGCCTTCTTCTCATTCAGCAGGCCCGCGACAGCTTCGAGGGGTTTGTCCGCGCCCTTCACCCAGAGTTCCAGTTGGCGGATTTCCAGCTTGAGCTGATCGACGCTTTGGACCGCCTTGAAAAAGGCACACTGGGCAAGAGCCGACTTCTCATCAACATGCCCCCTCGTCACGGGAAGTCGTGGATCGCTTCAACCCTCTTCCCCGTCTACTACTTGGCCCGCCGCCCACAGCGCCAAGTCCTCGCCACTTCCTACAACCAAGACCTCGCCAAGACGTTTGGCCGCGAGACGCGCGACCGCGCCCAAGAGCCTATCATCTCGCAAGCATTCCCAGACTTCTCCATGTCTGACGTCTCGAAGGCTGCCGATGACTGGAAGACCACCCTTGGCGGCTCTTACTTCGCCACGGGCATCGGCGGCTCGACCACTGGCCGCGCTGCAAACCTTCTTCTCACCGACGACCCCGTCAAGGCACGCGAAGAGGCTGACTCCGCCACTCAGCGCAACAAGACCTGGTCCTACTACCTCTCTGCTCTTCGCACGCGTAAGCAGCCCGAAGTCAACGGCGACCCCGCCATCGAAATCCTCATCATGACGCGCTGGCACCCAGACGACCTCGCGGGCCGCATCATGGCCACGGAAGATTGGGCGGAGGGCGCGTGGCACCACATCAACTTCCCCGCCATCACCCGCAAGAAGTCCAACGTCAAAGCATCAGTGGCCACGCTCCCTGAAGAAGACCCGCGATACGTCCCAGCGGGCAAGCTCTCCAGCGTCGCGCCTGGCAAGCGCCACTTCTACCAAGAGGTTGAGGCTGCCCTCTGGGCTGACCGCTTCCCCCTCGAAGAACTCAAAAAAACCGAGCGCCTCGACCAGCGCGAGTTTGCGGCTCTCTACCAACAACAGCCTTTCATCAAGGGCGGCAACCTAATTAAGACCACATGGTGGAAGACGGTCCCTCCCGACGAAGCGCCTGAGTGCCAAACGGTCATCATCGCCGCCGACACTGCCTTCAAGAAGACCGAGACCGCCGACTACTCTGTCCTCATGGTTTTGGGCATGGACCATGCTGGCGACATCCACATCTTGGACGTCGTTCGCAACCGCTATGATTTCCCCGAACTAAAGCGTGCCACCATCACCCAGAACGCCAAGTGGCGTGGTCGCGGCCTTCGCGGCCTCTACATCGAGGACAAGGCGTCAGGCCAGTCGCTGATCCAAGAGCTTCGGAACCAGTCTGGTGTCAGCGTCATCCCAGTAAAGGTCACGACTGACAAAGTTGCCCGCCTGAACGCAGTCTCTCCGCTCATCGAGGGGGGACGAGTTTTTCTTCCCCGTGAGGCAGAGTGGCTCGACGACTTTATGGACGAGGCCCAATCGTTCCCGAATGGCAAGCATGACGACATGATCGACGCCCTCACTATCGGCCTGGACGCTATTTCCCGCATGGGCGGCCCAGCGAGCCAGATGATGACTGGGCCTATCGAGATGGGGATGTCGCTCAACAGCCAGATGGCGAGCAACTGGGGCCAAAGCCACCACACAAAACTGAAGAGCCAGTCTGATTTCAAAGGCTGGGGGGAATTGTAAGCGATGCACTACAAACAACAGACCGAGGCTGCCTCTTCAGAAGTGATTGTAGACCTGTCGGACCTCACCCGTCCCTTGATGGAATACGAAGACATCTCTGACATGCTGTCTGACAAGCAAGAGCAGAAGCTGATCGACTACGTCCGCGCCTGCATGAAAATGTCCCACGACCGCATCAGCCGCCGCTACGGCCACTGGCGCGACGCAGACCGCGCTCATGACGTCTGGGTGCCAGCCGACTCCACCAAGTTCCGCGAGAAGGCGGTCATTGCGGACACCCGCGCCATCGCTGACACCGTCCTGACCTACCTGATGTCGGCCCTGACTGGCCGCAATCCTATGTTCCAGCTTGAGGGTCTCAACCGCAAGTCTCGCCAATCATCCATGATCCTTGAGCGCCTTCTCCACCAGCACATGCGTCGCACTGCGGGCGAGGCCCGCATTGCTCAGATGCTGATGGACTCGATCCGCTATGGTTTTGCGCCCACCAAGTGCGTTTGGAACCCCGTCACCAAGACCAACGACATCGTGAACTTCGACCCTCGCCGCGCCTTCCCAGACCCTCGCGTCAACTGGGGCGACTGGGATCGTATGCAGTTCATGGTTTTCACGGATCACATGTCCACATCGGCCCTTATCGGTTCGCAGCTTTACCCCAAGGTCTCCAAATACCCTGGCCTGCGCCGCCGCATGTCGAACTCGAACGGCTCGTGGCCTGGCCACAAGTGGGCCAAGGAGGAGGGTCGCGGCCTCAACATCAACCCAGAGGACAAGGGCGCGGTCGAGAACGCGGCGCACTTCTCTCTCGACCAGTCGCGTGTAGTTGACGAGGCGTGGATACGGCTCAACGGCTACGAAGTGAACCTGCCGCAGCTTGAGCAGGTCTGGCTCCTCGTGACAATTCTTGACGAGTCTGCGGTCATTCGCTTCCAGCTCAACCCGTATGGCCGCCAATTCCCTATCGCCATCGGTGGCCTCTATCACGACAGCCACAAGACGTATGCCCAGTCGCTTTACGACTTGCTGCTGCCCCTGCATGAAATCTCGACTTGGCTGCTTCGCTCACGCATCGACAACGTGCAGGCCGCCCTCAACAACCTCATCTTTGTAGACCCGACCTCAGTCTCTGTCCCCGACCTCATCGACCGCAACCCGTGGGGCGTGGTCCGAACCTTGCCTGGCACGAAGCCTGGTGACGGCGTCTTCATTGCCGAAGTCCCCGACGTGACGCGCGGCCACTGGAACGACATTGGCGCTATGTCAGACCTCAAGCAGCGCCTTTCCGCCGCTTCCGACGCCCAGCAGGGTATGCCGACCGCAGACGGCATCCGCACGGCCACGGAAATCCAGCGCCTTACCCAGCTCGGCTCTCAGCGCCTTGGCGTCATCAGTCGCTTGATGTCTGCCACGACTGTCCGCCCGCTGGTCCGCATGATGGTATCCAACCTCCAAGACGCCCTCGAATACGAAGGCTCCCTGCGCGTTGGCGCTGGCGACAGCCCAGGCCAGCTCTCTGGCCTCGTGAAAGACGACTACATCGACTTCAACATTGGCATGATCCAGGGCGACATTGACTACCTTGTCGTGGACGGCACGCTCCCCGTGGAGCCTGCGCGGAACGCGGAGACTTGGATGAACATGCTCCAAGTCATGAACAACACTGGCCTCAACATGGAATACAAGACTGGCAAGATTGCTGAAGAGGCCATCCGCGCGATGGGCGTAAGCGACTTGGACCAGTTCAAAATCTCCAAGCAGGAGCAGGACCAGGGCATGTCTCCATCTCAGCGCATGTCGATGATGGAAAAGATGCGCGGCGCATCTGTCATGCCTCAAGACCAGCTTGAGCAGCAAGTCAAGGCTGGCAACCTCAAACCGATGGGAGCCTGACATGGCCACAAAACCTAACGCCTCGCAACTTGAGCAAGCATCTTTGCTCCCGCCGAACGCCCGCTCCTGGGTCAAGACTTATGTCGACGAGCGTCTTGAGCGCATCTCGGCGGCCTTAGCCTCCAAGATTGAGGTGCAGCTTTCCAGTCCGTCCCAAGTTGTTCCGACCTGCTCTTGTGCGTCTCGTGTGGACGACTTGACCAGACGCATCGAATACCTTGAAGCGACCAAAAACGACGATGAGCGCTACTCGCTGACCAAGGCAAAAGTAGTCGAGCTTCTAAAAAAACACGGGATTGAGTAATGTCTCAGACGCGCCCAAAGCTAGAACAGGTAGAGTTTCGGTCCTCTCGGACGGGAACCCATTCGCTTGACACCTACCTTGAGAGCGCAGAGTTCGGTGACAGAACGATCCCCGATCTTCTGAACGACATCTTCCAGAGCGATGGCAATCTACGGGACGACATCTTCGAGTTCCGCGTCGACCCCAGCACCTACGCGCTGCAAACCCGTCGCGGTGTCTATCTCAACCAGAACTCAAACTGGGTGGATGTCCCGTCTGGCTACTTCTTCCGCCCTCGCGGCACTTGGGCTGCTGGCACTGACTACCAGGTCCACGACCTGTTCCTTTACCAGTCTTCGCTGTTCATGGTCATCGAGGCGCACACCTCGGCGTCTGGCGGCCCAGTCGCCAACCAAGTTATGACCCTCATCAACGGCGTCGCTGGCCGCATTCCCGTCGAAGATGCGGAGCTGGTCGGCAACAAGCTGAAGTTCCTACAGGTCCGCCCAGGCGAAGATGGCTACCAGCTCGTAAACTCGGCGGCGAAGCCTGCTTTTTTTGGCTTCCGTCTGTCGGCAGACGAGACAGAGCTGGAGTTGGTCTACGGCACAAGCGACGACTATCGACCTTCTGATTTTGACGGATGGGCTGTCCTCGACATCGGCTTCACTTTTGGCATCCGCAACAACGAACTGGTGAATGTCCTATGACTGTTGACACAAAAAACATCGGTTACAAGTGGCGTGGCGCTCACAACCCCTTAGCCACTTATGGCAAAGGCGACGTGGTGATGCTTAACGGCATTCCCCACCGTCACAACGGCGCGGCATTCACCCCAATGAGTGGCCCCCTTGCAGCTTCTGGCCACCAGCTCGGCGCAATCGCGTCAGGCTCTGGCCCGTCCATCCCGACTGGCATCCCTGGCCAGAACCTGAAGTGGTCTGCGAACGGCCCAGAATACCAGTTTGACTCTGGCCGTCGGTCGACTGGCGCTGTCGCGCTCGCCAAGACCTTCTGGTCCAACCCAGAGCGCTACAACGGCAATTTCTCGAACGCTGCCATCATGTCGGACGGCGGCGTCATGACGTGGGGCTTGAACCAAAACGGCTGCCTCGGCAACGGAACCACAACCCAGATCAACCGAACGCTGCCAGGTCGCGTCGGCTTCTCAAACGCTCCAGGCATGTCCAAATTGTTTGCGCTTTACGCAGGCTCCTACATGGCTATCGACGAGTTCGGTCGCCTTTGGGCGTGGGGTTACAACAACCAGGGCCAGCTCGGCGTTGGCGACACGACCACAAGATACACACCAGTCTTGTCCAGTGGCAGCGGCGAGCTGCCAGACTCAGAGCAAGTAGTCGATATTGCCTACAGCGCTCATTACTCTGGCAACCAGGGCGTCATCGCACTAACCGCGAACGGAAATGCTTACTTCGCGGGTTATAACGCCGTGAACATGGCTGGCATAAATGACAACAACGCGTCTGAGAACATCCTGTCTTGGCGGCGCATCCCTGTAGATTTCTTCGTTGCGAAAGCCTTTGTTTGCAATGAAGGCTCCTACCCAGGCACGGCGCTCCTGAACCCTCAAGGTCATTGCTACTTTGCTGGCCACGGCGTCTTCACAGATTACTCGAACAACCAAAGTGGAACGGCCCCTCGCCATGTCCTGTGGAACGAGTCAATCCAGCGCCCAGTCGTCGACTTCTCGATTGCCAATTCATGCGCCTACGTCAACACATCCGCTTATTCCACCCAATACTATTTCTATGCCGTGGTTCACGCGGACGGCGGCATTCAGACAAAGCAGTCCGCATACTCAATGTCGTTGGTCGATACGACGCACCCGTCGTATCAGAGCGCCCGCTACACCCCCGACGACCGCATCAGCGATGTGGCCCAACTGCTGTGCTTCTCTGGCCAGAACGAGACTATGGTCGCTCTCAAAAAAGACGGAACGATCTGGGCTTGCGGATACAAGCAAGACATCATGCAGGGCGGCGCGACGAACCCCTACGCCACCACCGCATACCTCAACGAGAATGTCTGGCAACAGCTCACTGAGCTGGGCAGCAACAACACACGCATGGTTGGCATGGGCGGCCAATACAACAAGACCATTGCCGTCCTGAAGTCCAACGGCACCGCCGCTGTATTTGGCAATGCCCAGATGGGGCAAAACGCCAATGGCAGGCCAGAGGGAGGCTACCGTGGTGACGTCTTGCTCCGTGGCAACATTATCGACGTCACGCTCCAGGGCGACACTTGGGTCTACCCAGGCGGCAACATGATTATGTCGACGTTCCTTTTGAGCGACGGCAGCATCTACACGTCAGGTCATGGCGGATACTACCAGCTTGGGAACGACGATGACGGTGACACCCGCTCCGCGCCCAGCATTGTGCTAACTTGAGGAAACCAAAATGGCTACAGTCTCTCTCGGAAAAATTGCCTTCAAGTATCGCGGTGCTTACAGCGCGTCTGATACCTACGCTTCACAAGACATTGTGACGTATCTTGGGTCGTCGTATGTTTGCACGGTCGACAACACGACAGGCACAGACCCCCTCAACACGTCAAATTGGAGCCAGTTCGCCGCTGGCATCGACCCCTCAAACCTTTCTGTCGGAAGTCTCGTGGCATTCGACGGCACGTCTTTTGTGGACATCCCAGTCGGCAACGTCGGAGACGTCCTGACGGTTGGCGCTCAGGGTATGCCTGCCTTTGGCCTAAGTGGGAACAGACCAGCTCTCCGCGTGAAGGCTCTCTCCAAGTGCCGTGGCTTCTCTAACTACTCCACGTTCTGCATCATGGAGGACGGCAGTGTCCGCGCTTGGGGGGCAAATGGCGTCTACCAGCTTGGTATCGGCGCAACCACGTCGAACAGGACTTACCCCTCCACGGTGGCCTTCCCCAACGGCGCTCCAGCAATCGAGAAGTTGTTCAACGACTACTACAACAACACCTACGCTATTGACGCCAACGGGGGCTTTTGGGCCTGGGGGGGCAATGACTACGGCACCATCGGCATGGGTGTTATAAACACTGACGTTTATACGCCCCTTTGCGTCACTGCCATCAACGATATTCAGAACTCGCTTTACGGCAAGCAAGTCGTCAAGGTCGCCACGAAGATCAGCGCGGACCAGTATGAGTCCACGCATGTCCTCTGCACAGACGGCACGGTCCACGCCTGCGGCTACAATGCTTATGGCCAGCTAGGGGACGGTAGCACCACCGATAAATACTGGTATTCTCAGATCAACATCATCAACAACATCGTTGACCTTCAGGCTGGTCGCGGACGCTACACAGCCGTCTTTGCGCTAAACGCTTCTGGAGAAGTCTACTCTTGGGGTAACGGTGGCGGGAACATTCTCGGCCACGGGTCGACGTCGAACCTGACGATCCCGAACAAGATAGCCACTCTCAATGGCATCAACATCGTCTCGATGTCAGTGGCTGGCGAACATGCCTGCTTCCTTGCAGACAATGGCGACCTCTACGCAGTTGGAGAGAACACGACTTACGGCAACCTCGGCACTGGGGATACGATTGACCGCCTGACCCCAGTTCTTGTCGCCACTGACGTTGCACAAGTCTATGCGATGGGGGTGTCGTCCAGCGGGAGGCGCACATACATTGTTAAAACGGATGGGTCGCTCTGGGCTTGCGGGTCGAATGTGTATTCAGGTCTTGGTGTAGATGCAACGACCACACACTACGCAAATTTTGCACCATGCCTCAAGACAGAAGACGATGGCGTGACAACCAGCCCCATGACGGGCGTCGTTGATCTTTCTCCATCTGGCAACGCGACCCCTAACGTTATCCTGAAGGACGCCAACAACATCTGCTGGGGTCTTGGTTACAATGCAACAGGCGTCCTTGGTAACGGCAATAACCTGTCGACAAGCACCTACTTCCGACCTGTCCTTATCCACCGCCGCTCCGTTGTGGACTTCGGCCTTTCTGGGCCAGAGTCGGCAATGATTTCCCAGTTCCTTCTGGACGACGGCCAGCTCTACATTTCTGGGTCTGGAGGCAACAACCAGAACACGGACGATGACGCTGACAATTGGTTCGTCCCTGGCCCAGTAATCTTCTAATCGGGACGAACGCGTCGGTGTAATTTTATAACCTAGTCAAGCAAACCCGCAGCAAATGCTGCGCCGCAACGAAAGGACTTAGCGGTGGCTGAACAAACCTTTACTATCAGCCCCGCCGAGCTGGAAGCGATGCTAGAGCGTGCCGCGCGTCGCGGCGCAAAAGAAGCATTATCTCAAGTCGGCCTGCACGACGACGGTGCGGGAAACGACATTCGTGACTTGCGCCAGCTTCTTCTGAGCTGGCGCGATATTCGCAGCACCGCAACAAGGACATTCGTTAAGTGGCTGGTCATGCTCCTACTTGGGGCGCTGTCTGCTGGCGCGTATGTAACACTGGGCAAATGAGCAACAAAACAAAGCACGCTGAACTTGAAAAACTCCTCAAATCACCTGGATGGAAGATTTTGCAGGAGCAAATGGAAACCGCGATACTACAGGCAGCCTATCAAATGGTTGACCAGCGCGGGATGGCCCTTGAGGAAATTCATTTCCGTCGTGGGTCAATGTGGGCGGCGAGACGTTTTCTCGACCTCCCGACACAGATCAAAGCGATCCTAGAAAACGAGCTGCTGATGGACGCAGCGCTCAAAGCCGAAGCGGACGCCTCCGCTGCGGCCTCAAAGACTGACGACTTGTAACGGCGCTACGGCCCCACAAACGCCCGCTACGGCTGGCAAGGAGAAATGAACATGGCAACTCAAAACCCAGAGATGGATCAAGCTCTCATCCAACAGGTATCTTCGCAACAGCTCGGCGTTGCGCCGCAAGCTGCACCGCAAGCTGCGCCCGATCCTCGCGCAGACCCAAAAGCGGACAACCCGCCAACGAACACTGAGTCAGCGACCGCAAAAATCAGCCCTCAGACTGAAGGCGACAAGGCTCGCGAAGACGCATTCATCGAAGTTGACTTCGGAAATGGCCGCAAAGAGGTTATGTCGTCTTCTCAAATCGCTGGCCTCACCACGCGATACAAAGACCTCAACCACAAGAACGCGACACGCTACAAGCCCCTTGAGCCTGCCATTGGCCTCATGGAGCAGATCATGGAACAGGCTCGCGCCAGCGGGCAGGAAGTCTCTGGCGATGAGTTGGCTGGCTTTATCCAGGCCGCTATTCAGGGCTACACGTCCAAGCCCCAAATGGGTGGGCAGCGCGACGCCACCCCAGACACCCCAGCGGGTTACGACGAGATTGACGGTCAGTTTGAAAAAGAGCTTGCACAATGGGAGCAGGAAAACGCCGTAAGCGTGCCGCCCATGTATCGCAATGCCGCAAAGATGATGAACCAGATGCAGGCTGAGAACCAGCAGATGAAGACGGTTGTCGCGCAGCTTCTCCAACAGGCTGGCCAAGTGAACCAAGAGTCACGCCAGCATGTTGAGAACGCGCAAATGTCCTCGGAGCAGGCGTATCGCCAGCAGGCCGCGAACAACCTCAACGCGGCTCAGGCTCAGCTTCAGCTACCAGACGACGCGGAGCAAGACTTCTTCGACTTCGCGTTTGGCCGTGGATACGCCGTTGAAGACTTCATCGACCGCGACCTGACCATGCGCGTCATGCAAGATTTCTCCAACAACCGAGCCACGCCAGAAATGGAGCGCCTTCGCGCACTCAACCAGCGCCGCCAAGCCTTCACTGGCTCTGTCAACGCGACCCCAGCCGCGTCTGGAACCCCGCAAAAGCTCAGCAACGACGAAGCCTTCATGAACCAATTGGCTGACAAGGCGATGGCAAAACGCGGTATGCGTTGAGGACGACGCCGCCATTTTGGCGTGTAAAATATAAACCAGTCAGGCCACTCCCGCCATGACTGCCCACCTTTGGCGCACACCAATCCTCCCTGGTGTGCGCCATTTTTTATTGTGTGGACGACAGACGCCGCAAGCAGAGTGCAAACTGGCCCTCAAGGTGATGGCGCTACGGCCCCATGAAGTCACCCACGGCAACGAACAAGTCTTCTTAGGATGGAAAGCCAGAGGACAAGTGACTGCCCTCAACACGGACACCTAGCGCCAAAGGAGAAACATCATGGCTGCTATCACTGGTCTTCGTGGGACTGGTCAGTTTAACACTGACTTCCGCCCCACAAACTACCGCGAGCTTTTCACGCTGATGGAGCCTAACGGCACCGCACCGCTGCAAGCTCTCCTCTCGATGGCTTCGTCTGAATCCACCGATGACCCCAAGTTCAACCACTTCCGCGACGAACTTCCTGATCGTAAGCTGTCGGTAAACGGTGCTGTTGCATCGACTTCGACTGCTTCCATCGTGGTTGACGCCTCGGATGATGAAGGCTTTGTGGTCGCTGGTGCGATCCTTGTGAACGTAGAGACTGGCGAGATGATGCGGGCAACCGCTGACGCCAACCCTTCTACGCACACCCTGACTGTCGAGCGCAACATTGGTGGCACGTCGCACCAGATTGCTGACAACGCAAACCTCATCATTGCAGGTTTTGCATCGTCGGAAGGTGGCTCTTCGCCCACCGCGATCTCGTTCGATCCGACCACTGACTACAACTTCACCCAAATCTTCAAGACGTCGGTCTCCGTGAGCGGCACCTTGCAGAACACCTTCCTTCGCACTGGCGACAAAGAGCAAGAGCAGCT